TCATCTCACAACCGGCAATTCAGACCACCGGGTAGTGTATGCAGGCGATAACATCTCACGTTTCATCTGCCATGCCTTTTGTATGCCTTGTCCGGCAAACCACACCTTTCCCTTGCCTGATTTATTGATATCGTCCAGAACAGCCATCAACGCGGCACTGTTAGCCTTGGGCTGGTTATCATCGAACAGCCCCAATTGAGCCACACCCTGGCTGTAGAAATCACCCAGCATCACCCCGCCCTTTTGATAACGATAGCCATCCTTCCATATCGCATCAAGACACCCTAAAGCAGCGGAGATTATATCGCGTGAATCCTGAGTGGGGACATGAAGCTTAGTGCTCACAATGTTGCCGTAGTAAGGCTCATTGAGTACAAAAGGGCTGGTTTTGATAAAGGCTGATATATGCCTGCAATATTGATGCTCGCCGCGTAGTTTTTCAGCCGCGCGCACAGCATACCCGCAGATAGCTTCGCGCATATCCTGATAATTGGTGATCCGCTCGCCAAAGGATCGGCTACATACAATCTGCTGCTTAGTCGGGGCGAACTCTTCCAGCTCCAGGCATTGCTCACCATTCAGTTCTCTGACCGTCCGCTCTAATACCACATTGAAGTTTTTACGCACAAACTGTGAATGAGTATCAGCCAGCTGTAATGCTGTGTTGATACCGAGTAGATTTAGCTTTTTACCAATGCGGCGACCAATACCCCAAATGTCCTGTACGGGGGTTATTGCGAGTAGCTTACGTTGTCTGACAGGATCGGATAAATCCAATACGCCACCCGTCTTACTCCACTGTTTGGCGGCATGATTTGCCAGCTTAGCCAGGGTTTTCGTTTGGGCTATCCCTACACCTACAGTGAGGCCGGTCCACTGCAATACCCGCTGCCGAACGTCACGGCCAAACTGCTCCAGACTCATGCAATGATTTACCCCAGATACGTTCAGAAATGCCTCATCAATTGAGTATATTTCCGTGGCCGGCGACATAGATTCCAGCACAGTCATTACTCGATTAGACATATCAGCATAAAGCTCGTAGTTGCTGCTAAAGGTAACCACACCATATTTCTGGATCAGATTACGCATTTTGAAATAGGGTTCGCCCATTTTAATGCCAAGCAATTTGGCTTCACGGCTACGGGCTATGACACAGCCATCATTGTTTGAAAGAACAACTATCGGCTTTCCCTGTAAATCAGGCCGGAATACAGACTCACAGGATGCATAAAAGAATTAACGTCAGCGAGGGCAAACATGGGCAGCCTCGTTAATGACATATCTCACCACGCCAAACGTTTCTAAATCGTCTCCTCCATCACTCAAAACGATAGGCGCATAGTCTGGATTCATTGCCTCGAGTTGCACAACAGGATGTAAGCAAAGTTTTTTTACGGTGAACTCCCCTCCGATTGCCGCGATAATAATGTCGCCATGTTTTGCCGTAATACTACGATCGACAACCAGTAAGGAGCCGTCATAGATCCCTGCACCAGTCATCGAGTTACCCGAAACACGCACAAAATAAGTCGCTGCTGGGTGGGCGATACATAGCTCATTCAGATCAAGTGGTCGCTCGATATAATCGGCCGCAGGGCTTGGAAAGCCAGCAGGGATTGTCTCGTTAAACAACGGGATAAGAACAATTTTGCGAAGCGGGGAAAGTGGGTAAAAAATCATCATTAAAATCCATAACTAACTGTATATGCATACAGTATAATCAATGGGATTTTTCTTGTGAAGTGCGGTTTGGATAGATTTAACTAAGATGCTGGATCTACTCAGAAGATTTATTTCAGCTGATCTGGCTATTCGGTATTTGGTGTATTAAGGGTGTTGTTATCCAGTATACACATGCTTGCGAGATATCTTAGAACAAGAAAAACGCCCAAAAGCAGTGTTTAGATTACGTTTAAAAAGCGTAATGATTGTGTGTGCTCTGTGCCTGAGATACCATTAGGTAAAAATAATTATTAGCTGTTTATTTGGTGTTTTATTGAGCGAATTGAACATCATTATATTTATGGCTTTTGCTAAAAATAATTAAAGACAGATAAAATACCAAAGCATTAGAATTTGATGATAACGATGGAAAAAATGATAAAAATCAATGAAGAACATAGTTTAGTTGAAAAATCAAATGAAGTTGACACTCATAAATCTTCACATCCTAAATATAGACCAGATATTGATGGGTTAAGAGCTATAGCTGTATTGTCGGTTGTCTTTTTCCATGCTTTCCCCAATGTATTTCCAGGTGGTTTTATAGGTGTTGATGTATTTTTTGTTATTTCTGGTTTTTTAATATCATCAATACTATATAAGGGATTAGATAATGGTAGCTTTAGTTTTTTTGATTTTTACTCTCGACGCATTAGGAGAATCTTCCCATCATTAATAACTGTACTATTATTTTGTATTTTAATTGGATGGGTGGTACTTCTTCCTGATGAATACATGCAACTCGGTAAACATATAGTTGGTGGCTCTGCTTTTGTTTCTAACTTTATGTTATTAGGCGAGGCGGGTTATTTCGATGAAACTGCGATTAATAAACCTTTATTGCATTTATGGAGCTTAGCAATAGAAGAGCAGTTTTATATAGTTTGGCCTTTGATATTATTTGCTTTATGGAAAATTAAAATAAATATAGGGAAAGTAACGGTTATTGCTCTGATAATATCATTTTTATTGAATTTATTTTTCATATATAAAAGCCAGCCACTTACTTTCTATAGCCCTCAAACGCGATTTTGGGAGATTTTAAGTGGAGGTCTTTTAGCTTGGGTTACAATAAATAAAAAACATTTAATTCTTAAATTAAACTCAAGTGAAAAAATATTAAGTCTTAAAATAAATACCCACAAGTCAATATTTACTAAAATAACTGATAATACATATTCAATTATTGGGATTGTTTTACTGTTTATTGGTTTTGTTTTTATAAATGAATCTGTTAAATTCCCTGGGTTTTATGCTGCAATCCCTGTGGTTGGTGCTATTTTATTGATACTTGCTGGCCCTAATGCATGGTTCAATAAGATGGTATTATCTAACAGAATCATTGTATGGTTTGGATTAATTAGTTTTCCTTTGTATTTGTGGCATTGGCCGTTGCTATCATTTGCTCACATAATGGAAAGCGGAACCCCAAGTGTAGCTATTAGATTATCACTGGTTGTTTTATCAATTTTTATGGCTTGGGTTAGCTTACATTTCATAGAAAATAAAATAAGGAAAGGGTCATTTTTTAAAGTAAAAACAATATTTCTTTTAGTCGTAATGGCTTGCTTGGGGGCTTGCGGGTATGTTGTTACCTCAAGTAATGGTTTCCCGTCTAGGGTTCAGTCACTATCTGAGCACGATAGTGCGGTTCTTTCCCAGATGGAAACACCACGTGAATTGAGTAACGACAGTTGCAGAAAGGTATTCCCAAAGATATCTGATTATATATGCATTACTAAAAGCGCCGGGATTCCAGAGACCATATTATTTGGAGACTCTCACGCGCTGCATTTTTATCACGGTCTTTCAGTAATAGATAATAAGAATGTCGGAGTTTTGGGTGGTGGGTGGACCTCGGCTGGATTAAACCCAATAATTAATTCAATAAATAAAGATAACAAACTCAATGTAATTCAAAAAGATATATATGATTATATTGGTAGCAACCCAGCCATTAAAAATGTTGTTATTTCTTGCGCATCAATTGTTTGCCATAAAAACAAGATTAATTTTGATGCAAACCTTCGTAAAACATTCGATTATTTTTTAAGTAAGAAAAAGAATATAACATTTATTTTGGACATTCCAAAGATGCCATTTGACTCCAAAAAATGCCTTAATGAAAGACCATTCAACTTTAGAGCTGATGCATCAGAATCTTGCCTTACCGCAAAATCTTACTTTGATAATAGCAATAAAAAGTACAGGGATGATGTTTTCAAGGTTTTGAAAGATTACCCTGAAGTAAGATATTTTGATCCTTCAAAATACATATGTGATGAAAATTATTGTTATGCATTTATCGATAATAAATTCCTATATATGACAACTGGTGATAATTCTCACTTATCTAATAATGGCTCTGAATTATTGGCAAACCCACTTTATAAAAAAATAAACTCAATTAATTAGCAATTACCACTGGGCACCAGAAAGTTAAAATGGTGCCCAGTTTGTGTTTTTCATACTAAAGTGTTTTTATTTTCAATTAATTAGTGAGCCAAATGATTAATAATCAGGCTGAATGAATTCCCCGTATTTATATTCCCACCCAATCCCACATACTTCAACGCATTTTACTAAAAGCAATCCATCCGGTGGTTGCCACCCAGTTCCGTCTTCCAAAACAATTGTGTTAACAACAATATTGGTCTGAATATCTATTAATGCATATATACTCATCAACTATACTCCCTCACAATTAAATAACCGGAACTGCCGCTGGCACCAATTAATGCAACTGCTGATGCATTGCTAATCTGACCGCCCGCCCCTAACCCAAAGGTCCCTATTGGCGTCTGAGTGGTTAACCTATAGTTAGTAAAAACCCCTGGTGCCAAGATTACTGCTGGGTTTAAAAGGCTCCCATACCCTGATTTGATTAAGGTACCACCTGTAACTGTAGGTATGGCTGGGCCCGGTTGAGGTGATGTATATCCAGGGGGAGTTATGGCGAGACTAACAAATGATCCTGGCCCTCCGGGGCAACTAAGTAATGTCCCGAATGCTGTACTACCTCCAGCTGGCCCATTACCAAAAATTCCCACCCCACCCGAACCGATAACAACAGAAACGCCGCTACTAAATCCGGTAGTGAATGATGCAAATGCATATGCCCCATTACTCCCAGGGACTGTAATACCACCTTGTCCTGCGCCTGTAGCAGAAAGTGATCCTGATGCCCCGCCACCACCTACGGCCTCAACTTCAATATACGCAGTACCAGTGGTGGGCGTATAAGTACCGGTTGATGTGAATGTCTGCGTATTCAGCAACCGGCCGGAAAACTTGCTCGGCGTCAATCCGATATTTGCTTGTGTTGTTGCTTGAGCAACAGAACCCGCAGCGGCAATTTCAGATAGGTTGTTAGTGGTCTTTAATGCATTATCCCCCATATCCTTAACTGCTTTCGGCGTTGCGGCGAGTATTTCGCTGACGCTGGTTGTAGAGCTGCTAAGCTGGACAATGCCTTTCTGGATTAATGAGGCATCTTTAAGGTCAGGGATACCCAAAGTAATCAGATGTTTTATGGCAGCAAGTAATTGCGCGCGATCCGCTTTATTTAAAACAAAGCCAGCTGCTTCAACAACTCCCGCCAGTTCTTCCTGCACGGCATCAAAGTAATCATCATCCAAAGCCGTGGCCGGTACGCCAGTCTGTGGGTTACCACGGGTAAAGCCGTTCTTACCCGCGCCAAATTTATCAACCTGGGCGGTTGGGGTATCAATACGATGCATAAAGGGTTACTCCGGGTATAAGAAAGTCACATAGGTGTGCGAAGGGCAAAGTTTGTTAATGACGCATTCGGCAATGGTATCGCCCCACGTTCTCAGACTGTCGGTGCAGACAGAAGTACAGGTCATGTCGGTTATCTGAGTGACATTCGGCATGTTGACCTGCCACCAGTAGCGCCACTCGTCTGAATAAAGCGAATCAATGCAGGTCGAAGTGCAGCGGAAAACATCACTTTCAAACTGGGTGATAGTGGCATCTGGATAGCCCAGCGCCGCCAGTTGTGCCAGATAGAACGCCTTGTTAATCCCGCCAGTGACATTAATTTTTGCATCCAGCCGTTGTTGCCGCTGAGCCAGGGTCTGCACACCGGGCGGTGCACATGAATCCGGCAGACCGGTTAATTGTTCATAGCGATCAATTAACTCGGTGGTGGTGCGCGGATCAACCTCCAGCATCAGGCTATCGCCGCGCTGATGGGCGCGGGAGTAGGACGGTGCCAATCCCAGCAATAGGGGATCATCCCCCTCCCATGCCGGGCCGCGCGGCAGCAGGTTTGTTAATAATTGGCTATAGCTGTCGGTTAAGTCCACGTTAGCTCTCCCACAATCGGCAATTCTGTGGCAGCCAGCGGGATATCATCGGTCGGGCTAACCAGAACGTGCTTATATTCCCCAGTGGCAATACTGATAGCCTCGCTGATACGCGAGTGATCCAGTGTTCCACCCGGCACCCCATCACGCAGAAACATAGCGCGTAACTCAGCAATGACCGCATAGCGCACTTCTGGTGTGTCGGGGGTGAGGCGAATATGGAACGGCACCACTTTTGCCACTGGCGCAAGGATATAGAGGCTGGCCCCTGCCACCGGAGCCAGCGGCAGAATGTGATCACGCACCGCGCCGACTACGGCGTTATCCGGAATAGGGTTTTCAAGATTGCTATTGGCCACCATCACACCAACCGTGCCGGTTCCCATCCAGTGGCGATAAGTCCAGGCGCGAGTGACGCCAGGTACCTCTTTAGCCCAGATAATATAGTCAGGATCAGCGCCGCCTTGCGGGGTGTAATACCACCGCTCAATGACTCGCGCCCGCCACTCGTCCACTGGCTCCACATCAGTACCGCCCTCAATGCTGTCAGCGGCGGCAGATGATGGCAAACCGTTAATCGGTTGGGTCAGCACCATGCTGATACCATCGTCAGTATTACCCAAAGTGCCAGCCACCGAGCAAATCACCGATGCCCGGAGAACCCCCGCAACAGCAGTCGCCGTCGCCGTGGTGGTGTACTCCTGCAAATCATCACGTTGAATCACTCTGCCGGCAGGCACTTCAATACCGTTGGTGACCCCCTCCCAGCGCACAAAACCGGTCGACGTTGCGGGCTGCTTGCGTGGGCAGCGCTTCATATTGCCGTGGCGCGTTAACCAATCCTCATCACACTGATCCGGTAACAGGTTGCGGGCCAGATAATCGATGTAGCCGTAAACCGTATGCACCGCCGCCGCATGCACCCGGCTGTATACCTCGGTGTCGGTACGGCGCAGCACAGCATCAGTTTGGAAGCGAGAATTCAGGTCACTGCGGATTTGGGTAATCAGTTGGGGAAGTGTCGGGCGGTTAAATCCGCTGTCAGCCATTGAGAGCACTCCATAAATCATCAAAGGTGATTAGCTGAGAACTGCCATCGTTGCGATACAGGGTTATCTCGGCGGTCAGTATCTCGGTACCGCGCCGCTGCACATTGATGGCTATTCGTGAAACTATGCCGTCGTCTTTTAGCCAGGCTAACGCCTGTTCTAAGTAGCCTCTGGCCAGTTCGACGGTGTTATGGGTCAGTGTGGTGCGCTGAAGCAAGTACAAACGGGAACCAATACGGTCATTTTGTATCGTGGGATAGCTGTCACCCCACCACCCCATCGGCTGTTCTGAATCATCATCCGGATCAGCACGACGCCAGGTGAAAAGAGAAATAATCACTGCGCGAGTTAAGTTATCAGTGGGCGTGGAGGCTGATTGTTGTTGACCATTCACCATCAGGATCATGAGTTACTCCATCTTCTGGTTAGGCTTGTCAGTATTCGGTTCGCCATGTGGGTGAGTATGCGAATTGAACTGGCCGCGCATCGCCGCCATAGTGCCGGTTTTATCTTGAACATCAGCCGCAGACTCGACATTGCCCTGAGCTTTGATCTGACCGCTGGCTTCAATCAGTGGCGTGTTGAATACCGCTTTTTCTTCGGCGTTAACAATAAACTGTTTGGTGTTCAGCTCTATTTGGTTACCGCGCTTGAGAATAATGCTGTCGCCCTCATCGCTATAAATCGCCACCTCGCCAGACTTCAGCCCTTTAATCCGGTAGCGGCGATCAGCCACCACCAACACCACCCCATGCGAGCGGTCACCATCGGGGAAAGCAGCGAACGCTTCCGCACCTGTATGCGCGGCGCTGGTAAAGCCATAAGGTTCCAGATGTTCGATATTGTCTTTTAGCTCATCGGCGATCATCTGGATTTGTAGCATCTGGTTTTTACTGCTGGAATCAAGGCGGCGAACCACCGCGCGCACCAGCATATTGGACAGGGCGCGCTGGATCCCCGCAAAAAATCGGCTCATTAGAATTCGTCCTCTTCGGCTTTTTTGCGGCGTTTTTTGTCAGGGTTAGGCGGTTTTGGTAAGTAAGCATCAGGCGGGCCAACCCGTAGCTGGGTGATAGTTCCCTGCTCATTTTTGCTGTAGGTCACTTCCGCGATTAACATTTCGCGGTTGTTAAAGCCCAGTACCGGATCAAATACCGTCACCAGTTGATTGGGCGACCACAAATCGCCGTTCCCCTGCCGCCAGCCCTGCACCGTATAGGTCACCTCATCGGTACGCGCTGCCCGCCGTAGCATTTCAAACTGACTGCGTTCAATCACCGAGGAACCCGTCGCATTGCCGCTCTGCTTAATCACCATAGGTCGATAACGGCTGACGCCGCCGTCAACGGTTTTAGCCCGGATGGCATTGGTGGTGGCCGTGCCAAAGTCGTCGTCATTGCCCGACCGCTGGCCCGCTACCACGTATTCAGAAAATCGGTCTTTAATGCTTTGTTCGGTGTCACAGGAAATAATATTTTCCCCCAGCACCAGCGCGGTGACGGTGCGTGAGGCTCCCACCGGGCCAATCACCAATGCACCGGCTGGATTGTCATAGGCCAGCACCTGCTGAATGCCCATCATCTTATCCAGCACATCGACCACGGTTTCACCGTAATCTACCTGCAACCCTTGCATCGGGGTGTTTTCCACTCCGGCATTGACCACTGATACACTAAAAGGCGCGGCCAACTGGGTCGCTATCTGGACAAAAGAGCGCCCGGTAAATTGGGTTATCAGGGCGGCACAGTCGATCAGGTCTTCGGTTTTACTCCGGCCCACAATGCCCACCGATACTGAGCGGGCGTCATAGCGTACCGGTGTGGCATCGATATAGCCGGTGACCACCAGGTCAGTGCCGATCAACACCGTAACCGCATCGCCCTTTTTCACTCTGGGCTGCAGGTGTCCGGCCTCTTCGCTGCCGGGCCATTGGCGGGTAATTTCCACATTAAAATCACGGGCCAGACGTTCGATACCGGCCGAGATTGAGACCGAAGTCCAGCCTGCCCACTCACGGCCATTGACCCGCAGCGTGACATCGTTATTCATCGGATGGGCACCTGTAGTGTTTTCACCGGCACAAAGCCGGGATGGGTGATTTGATTGCGACCGATAATGTCAGTTTCGCGCGCGGCGGAGTCATACCAGTCAGCCGCCAGCACCAGCGCGGGCAGCACTTCATCAGGGATGCGGAAGGTGGTTTTTTCTATCTGCTCGAGCCGCATGCTGATATCGCGATTGACATCAGCGCGCACGGTGTTGATCGCCAGAAACAGCGCATCATCGGCCACCCGTAGCAGTTCCTGATCAATGGCGGTATTGAGGGAGTCGCGGATCTCTGTCAATGCCTCATAAGTCACCGGCGGAGTAGCCGCTACTGTGTCGCTAAGCGACGTGACCGCCGGATGAGTGACCAGCGGCAGTTGCGCCTGCGGTGTTACCGTGGCAGTCAGTGGCGGGCGGGCCTGTGGTAAATCAGCCACGCTTTGTGCCGCCTCAGTCAGTGCCGTGGTGCGGATGGCCTGAGCGACAACATTACGCTGGGTGGTTTGGGTCTGGATAGTCTTGCTGTCCGTTTTCCATACCCCATGTGGAGCCAGATCACGACCCACGGTAAACCCGCTCAACCCCTTAATCTTATTGATAATGTCGTCGCTGTTACCCAGCAGACTGTTACCCGAACGCCACATACGTTGCAGCCGGTTAACGAAATTCATGCCGGAACTGGGTGGCATTAGCAGCACCGACAAGTCGCCATCCAGCAAGCGGCCCGCGTCGGCAATAGCCGAATTCACACCGTCAAAGGTTTTAATAGCGGTGTTCATCATGTCGCTGGCATCACTGATCACACCGTTCTGGATAAAATCGGCCATGCCCTCTAGCCCGAAATCCTTACCGAATGCATCAGTGACACAGTCGGTCATGGCATCACAGGAGGAAACCAGCTTCTGGCCAGTGGCAACACCGGAGGTAGGGAATGAGAGTTCACCCGCTTCAACAAAGTTAAAACTGATGGTGCACATACGGCCATCTGAGGCTCTATGGCTAATGCTTACCTCACCATTGATACAGACATTTAGCTCGCCATACTGCGGGTGGATCAGTTTCCCCGGCCCCGCCTGGTTAATGGCGGTAATCAGTTGATCACGTTGTACCTGGTAATCATCACCAATCAGATAGGCTGAAATAGTATCGCGCCGTGTCACCCGTCCCCGATCTTCGGAGTAAGGCTTATCGCGGTTGGGGTATTCGTGGGTTTGTGTCCTGCGCCCGAAAGTGGCCTCATCCTCTTGCGTTTTAAATGGCACACCACGAAACGAGGCCGGTAATAGCTTATCTTTCCAGCTCATACATTCTCCGGGCGAAAAAAAACCCACCGAAGTGGGCCTGTAGGCTATCAATTACTTATTAGCGAAGCGGCTATAGCCAACGTCGTAGCCAATACCAAAACCTGATTGACTACTTTGAGAGCTCACCACATTCATGTCAGGTGGGGCGTTTTCAAACTTAACCGTCATTTCTCCGTTAACTTTCTGCTGGCTTTGGCTAGATAGTAGGTAATTATTGGATTGCGGTGATAATCCCTGCGTAGCGGGTTGTCCGCTATTATCGTCACCGAAAACATAATCCCAACCATCATTAGCCCACCCTTTCACTTTATTCATCGCATTGAGGATTGGCTCAATATAAACGCTGACGCGCTCCCACATGTCTTTAAACCAGCCAACTATCGGCTCCCAATTCTCAATAATAATGCCTAGAGGGTGGTAGTTGAAAAATAGGTCTTTGACAAACTGCCAGCCTGTTGCGCTGCACTCCTTGATAAATTCCCACGCAGTGCTGAACCAACCGGTAATTGAGTCCCACATATTTTTAAACCATGGGCCAAGAGTTCCCCAGTTAGCCAGTATTAACCCTGCGCCCATCGCTACAATACGAATAATCATACCAATGGGACTCATGCCGATAGTTTTACTTATCAGCCCAAGAGCAATATTCACACCCAGCATACTCAACTTCAGGACTACAAACCCAGCAGCAAGGCCAATGGCTCCACGGATAACCTCAGGGTTAGTCGCTGCAAAGTCGCTGAACCGCTCGGCTAAATCCCCCAGCCAGGTCACCACATGTTTTGCATCACCCGCAAATGCCCCGCCAATTGCGGCCAGTCCATTTACTGCGGTGCCTGTCATGGCTTCCCATAAATTGGTAAGCGTACCTAACTGAGCATCAACACGTTGCTGCAGCGTCGCCTGCTTATTCATCCGCTGCAATACTTCGTCGTAGCCGGTTTTACCTTTAGTAATAAGGGCATCTACCACTTGTAGCGTTTCTGCATCATCACCGAATATCTGTTTGATAATAGTGGTCTTTTGCTTTGTGGTCAGTGATTGTAATTTCTGGAGTTGATTAAACATATTATCCAGACCACCAAACTCGCCCTTACCGTCAGTAAAATCTAGCTTAATTCCTTTTTTACCCAGTAACTTATTGGCGGCATTCATCTTCTTGCCATCAAAGCCTGCCTGAAACACCTTACGTAATGCGTTACCTGATGCTTCACCCTGCATCCCCATCTGATCCATCATGACTGAGATCGGGGCTAATGCTTTGGCGGCAGTGAGTCCATCCTTGTTGACCATCTTCAAGACAGAGCTAGTCTTACCGAAGAAAGCCAGCATGTTGGTGTCATCCACCCCCATATAAAAGGCTTTTTGGATGGTATCAAACAGCCCCATCATGTCATTAGACGCAGTTCCTGTAGCATCCTGCATTTTTGCTGCGAACTCTGCGGCGGCTTCAGGGGTTTTCTTCAGCTGTACAGCCAGATAAGCGGAGGCTTCGCCCACACCACTTAAAATATTAGTAGCGGGGATGCCTTGCCTGACCAGCATCTGCATCATGTTTTGAAAATCGGCAGTAGTGCCTGGCAATTTATTACCCAACCCGACTGCCAGTTTATTGATCTTTTCGAATTCGATACCGACAGATCCACCAGCATCCATCATGGCAACTTTTAAACCCGTTGCTGCGTCCTCTTGTTTTGCATAAGCAACACCGGCTCCGGCTAACCCAGCAACTAAGCCAGCAGCTAATGGCATTGCGCCCGCTGAGCTTTTATCAATATTTCGCCGGAATGAACGCATATTCTTCTGAATCCGGCCCAAAGCCGGAGACAGTTTATCAACACCTGTAATGAGTGCTTTTAGCTGGAAACTATCCGCCATTATTTTTTATCTCCTGCTCTATGCGGATAGCCTGTTTCTCCAGTAAATCGAGTGAAGAAAATGACTGATCAAGCATTTCTATTGGATTAATGCCCCAATATTTGGCGCAATTAAAATAGCGGGCGACAAGAACATCTGACGTTAACTGCCGAGGAAAAAACGGGCCACCGCCCAGCCTGCAAGATTTAAATCGGCTGGAGACATTGAATCCACTGCACTGGGTGGAATATTGCCAAGTCGAGTGATGTATTTGCATACTGCAGCAGATAATAATTTCACTGACTCATCAGGATTAAGTTGATAGGGATATCCGATTTCACGAACATCCTTACCCGTAGGATCTCTCATCTCAATCTCTGTAATTTCTTCACCATGCGCGGTAATCGGTGCTGTTAATGTCAGTTTCATTGGTAAAAGCCCTCTTCCCCGTGGAATTCCATATCTACCGTGCCTTCTTCGGCATTGTGGTTCGCTTCACCATGCAACCAGCCGCTGGAAAGTACATACACCATACCGTTTGCCAGCTCGCCAGTGATGGTCATTTCATCAGCTGAAGTGATCTTGCTGATGGGATAGCCTTTCGGAACCTTGAAAGTTCCTTTGATATAAGGAGCGCGGTGGGTTTCTTTGTAATCCACTGAGCCATCCAGCCCGATCACATCATCTTTCACCGCCGTGTTCATTGGCACCTCGATGCCACCAGTCAGAGATAATTGCTGACCATCAATTTTAAAAAAGCACGTACCGCCAATTCGGGACATTTAGGCCACCTCTTCGCTATATTGCAGACGGAACTGATTAAGCACTGCGAACACTCGCAGCTGGTTGACATAATCAGGTGGGAACAGCACATCAAGCCGGTTAGGGTTATCCGCATTGCGCTCGACAATCAGGTACTGATTGAACAGGTTAAAGTTCTCAACAATGCCCGCGCGCTCCAGTTGGCGATAAACGGAGAGTATTTCCCCACGGATCACCATCGGCGTGACAATCGCCTGACCTGCACCAAAACGGGTACCATCGTTCGCCAGCTTATGGCGCGGATATTTGCTGGTAATCACTGACTTCAAGCGGCGCAGCACGTAAGCGCTGGTATGCAAGGTTTCACTATCAAGAAAACTGTTATCAGCATTGCCGTAGCTGTTTTTCTGATAGGTGGTGATATCACGCTGAATGCGCAGTACCCCGCCCTCGCTATAAGCCGTGGCGATACCGTGGGTTAACAGGGATTGCTGCTCGGACAGAATGAAGCGCGTCCCCACCGGAGCCGGAAGTGCGTCATTTAACAGGCCGGTTTGCGTAGGTCGCGCCGGATCATTGCGAATAAACACCGAATTACGCGCGGTTCGTGCTGCAACCAGTTCATCCGTTGCCATCTGTACGCCAGTTTCATAGCCAGCAATGGTCAGATGTGGGTCGTTGAACGTGGCACCAAAAGCCACCAGATCCGACAAATCACCCACCTTGGCGGTATATACATGGCCATATAGCTGCCGTGACCAACTCCAGCGCCCGGTATCGTCGTTCATCTCTTTGCCGATGGTGGCCAGTGATGCCGAGTCATTAAACGGGAAAGCGATAAAATCAAACAGCTCATCACCCAGCGTGGCAATAGTGGCAGACAGGTTTGGTGTACCAGCCCCGCCAGCCAGTGGAACAATGGCCACATTCACGCCAGAGGGGTTCTGCTCACCACCGACCGTACCGCGATAGTTCAGGCTGACAGGCAAGCCATTACCGGTTAAACCGCTGTTTTTGGCCGTGAGGGTGACAACACCTGCAGCAGCAATGGCGGTCACCGGTAAATCAACCAGTGCATTAATTGCTGCAGCAGTGCTGGTAGCGATAATCGCCGGCGTATCCAGTGCGGTGACAATCACCTGCACTCGAGTAGAGCCAAGATAAATAGCGAGAGCGCCGGAGGCTTGCGCGGTACCGGTGACCGTGAGTGTGCCGGTTGCCGGATCACCCGCAACTTCAGGGACAGCAACCACCCACAACTCACCAAAGGGATCGACAGCCCGATAAGCTGCCACCATGCGGGCTAACTGGCTACCTCGACCGGCTACCTGCCCCGCCCGGTCTGCCGACGGCATAATGACGAGTGCATTCTTCTCAATCGAACTGTCTTCCAGCGCGTGGGCGATAATCAGTGATGGCCCGCTGTCCTGTGCCGTATTCGCCGCGCTATTGTCCATTTCGGCAAAGAACAACGGCACCCGTAAATCATTAGGGATGTTGTTAAAGCTGATCATTGTTTTTTGGCCTTCTGCTCAGGTTGAACGAGGGGTGCCGGTGGTGCGGTTTCTTCAGGTTCTGTGGCCTTGACGGTCACTTCTCCTGACGCTATCCGACGGTGCCAGTAAATATTTTCATCGACGTTTCGGCCCTCTGCGGGCAAAAAGTCACCTCTGACCGGGTCAGGAACTGACCGGCCATCTTTGGGGATCACATGCATAAGGGGTTACTCGTCGTTAAGGGGAATGTTTAGCTTGTGTTCAATGGTGCCGTCAGGGGTCATAAAATCGACATCAACCATGATTTGCTTCAACTCTTCAAGCTGCTGAAGGTCATCCCATTGGCGGGTATCTTCTTCGGATATCTCAATTTTGGCAGAGAAGTCGTACTGGAAATAAAGGTGAGCGCGGTTGGTATCCAGCAGGTTACCGCCATCATACTGAATCGGGTCATAGCACGGTTCTGGTTGCCACCCCAATAGCGCTTTAAATAACTCAGCGCGCAAATCATGCACGGCATCAAATGCCGCTTTCTGGCCCCGCTGATCTGCACTGTTATTCACCACTACCACCACGGCAAACCCATCAGTAATTGTCTGCCAATAGTCAGTTTTTGACCGTTGTTCACCGGCAGTGTCATTAGTCGGGATAATCCATGCACTGGGTAGTGCCATCTTGCCATTTTCGAGGAGCAGCTCATATTCTGCCGCCCCAGACACTCGCCCCTCAAATGACGGGCAGCGCAGGCGCAAAGCGGCAATAACGAGGGATAACTTCATTTAACCACCACTGATTTTTTTAGTGCATTGAACAGTACCTTCTCAGACCATGTGCGCCGATTGGCCAGCGCCTCTGTCATGAAGTTTTTACGGGGAGCAATTTTCCAGCCACTCCCCCCTGAAGCGCCTTTTCGGTGGCTCCTGCCTCGCTTGGCTTTGCGTTTTACCCCGTAGAACAGAAAAGCGGGATAGAAATCATCATCATCCCCAGAAGGTAATCTGGTTGCTCGCCTGCCCCCTTTTTGGTTGGGTGCGATACGCACCATAAAGCCCGGCCTACCGTCTGATGGTGAGGGGACTTTATAGCCTATCGATTTTGATAGCCCGCCGGCGCGGGTACCAGGTGCTTCACCCGCCTTTGATATGGCATGGCGCGCTACCAGTCGCCGCGCCTCGTCTTGCACACCCCGCCCCACTTTAGCAAAGGCGTTTCTGACCCTTTTCTGGTTGAATTCCAGCTCTTTAGGTTTATCAAAATCGACGTGCAGATATAAACCGCTGGTAGAACTTTCCATTCCCATTAATGCCCCTCCCCGATAGCTTCCACGGTACCCAGTTCTTCAGCAGTGATAACCAGAAAGCGGCTGGCTTCATTCAGATTGGTGGTGCCCTTAACTCGGTAAACCATTTTATTAATTACCACTTCATCATCGGTGGTAACGCCCGTTCGGTAGCGGATAACGATGCGGTGAGTGATAGCGACATCTATCTGCATCGAACCAATACGGACAGAATCACCTATCGCCGCCAGCTTGGCCCAGGTATCAAAGGTGTTGTGATAAACGGTATCAACGCCCATATGCCCGTTGCCGGGAACATCTTCGCGGGTACGGAACTGGGCGCGCTTGTTCAATTCGCCGGGGGCCGGTGGCCGATAAGTGGCGTTGATTTCAGTAAATCGGCGTTGAGTCATGGGCTAAACCTGTAGGAACCGACCAGAAAATAAAAACTCATCGGCACTTCTGACTGTTCATAATCACTTACTGATGAGCGGTTTTCATACCAGTGACTGATGAGTGCCAACATAGCCAGTTTGATATCACTACTGACAATAAGCCCGTCAGGATCTGTTTCCGGCACCTCAGCCTCATAAATATTCCGGTTTAAGTAGCTGGTAACTCTCTTTTCTGCTGCGTCAGCATAAAGTTTAAGTAACTCATCTTCATGGGTAAATTCCGGATCAATTCGACACTGAGCTTTTATCTGATCAATTTCCAATATCATGATTAGCTCCCAGAGGTCTTATTTTTTGCTTTTCTTGTCCGCCGGCTGCTCTGGCTGCTCTGGCTGCTCTAGCTGCTCTGGCTGCTCTGGCTGCTCTGGCTGCTCTGGCTGAGCATCAGCTTTTTGCTCCGGCAGTTGAAGGTCAACTAATTCCAGAATATTTAACTGTGAAGCAATGACCAGAGCGCGGGCTGGCAACTTTTCATATTCACCCGCAGGCAGTATTTCAACGTGGCAACCGTCAGGAGACCACTCAAGATTTTTAGTCAGTGTGTGCATAGACACCTCAAAAGAAAGGGGCCATCAGGCCCCATTGGATTAATTGGCAATGTTATGCAGCTGCGCCGATTTTCAGCAGCTTGATAGCCTGAGAATCAGCCAGCATCCCACCAGTACGCTTGGTGGTATAGAAACCAACAAACGGTTTGTTAGTGTAAGGATCGCGAAGAATGCGGGTGCCGATACGGTCAACAATGGTGTAACCGCGCTTGAAGTTACCGAATGCAATCGCTTTGGCATCTGCAACGATATCCGGCATTTGCTCGTTTTCAGCAATACCATAACCGGCCAACATAGACGGCTGATCAAGCTCTAAGCCCGGACGCCACAGGTAATCACCACGCTCATCTTTCAAAATGCGAATTTTGAACAATGAGTTGTTATTCATCATAAACTTAGCACCTTTGCGGTGAACTTTTCGCAAGGTGTAAATCATTTGAATGATACTGTCGGCTGTTACTGCAGCGGCGGATCCAGACAGAAGGTGCTGCAACTTGCCAAATGCCCGCACACTATCCTTTTCATCGGTAGACGCATAAGCGAGAAAACCTTTAGGTTTCAGCACACCACTGCCAGTTGTGAATGCAATTTCTTCCTGTTCGGAGAATTCCATGCTCAAAGAGTCATTAATCCACGTCTCAACATTAAAGAAAGCATCATCCAACATGGTTTGAGTGGCTTGCGGGTTACCGTATATCTCGCCCATAAATGGAATGATTTGCTCTAAACGCGGTGTGCCCGTTGCCGGACGCTCCGCTTGCTCACCAACCCAACCGGAACCTGCACCGTGCAAATTGACTAGTTTCTTATAGTCACTGGTGCCCACGGTAATAACGGTGGATTCCTGACGCATAATCACTTCATCTTTCAGGATATCCAGCAAGGTACGATCCAGCTCTTCAGGTACCGCATAACCACCATCTGCATCAGTGCTGGTATTCAGCGCTTTTTGTTCAAGCTCACGCAGTCCATCTTCTTTGCCCTTGCGAACAAACTGCATAAAGGCAGATTTGTGCTCGGTCGCTGTTTTGGTGTTGGTACCACCACCTGGGCGTTTCAGTGACTTAATTTCTTCTTCCAGGCTGGCTTTTAAATTATCCAGTTCAGTCAGTTTGCCGTTAAGCGTCTCCACTTCCCCAGCCAGTTTGCCTTTTTCCTGCTCAACCGCATCAAGGCGTTTATCGTTTTTCTCTTTAAACTCAGAGAATTTCTGATTAAGCTCCTGCGCGACCTGCTCTACATCTTTGATTTCAACAGCCATGGGTAACTCTCCAAATTAAAATTTAATAGATTTCAGTGCATTAAGCGCGTCATTAACCTCATCTGCTTCTCGCAGAGAGATTGCGCCATATCCTTCAGCCATAAATGCTTTGGCCTGAGTGCGAGAAAGCCCAACGTCGCGCAGGACTCTTTCAATACTTTTTGGGGATGGTGTTTCACCGCGGGAAAAGGCAGATTTCACATCACTGACCCGCGCCTCATCGTTAGATGGAAAGGTCACCGGGCTAACTTCCCATAGATCAATTTCCTTCAGTAAAAATGCTTCTTTATTGCGGTCGTACTCCCAATCCTTGAGCATGTACCCAATAGAAAGGCCGGTTAAAGAACCGGCCTTCATATGTGCGTGAGCGCGTTTGGCGAGTGGGTCGTCGTCAATTAACAATCGTCCCTTAACGAACAACCCGACATCATCCTCTTTCATTTCGGTATAAATACCGATCGGCTCATCCATGCGGTGTTGCCATAACATGGCAGGCAGGGCATTTTTATCCCGCCATGCATTCAATGATTTGATGAAAGCACCTGGCACAACAATATCGTCATAGCTGTCTTTCACGCCAAAGACGGAGCCATAGCCCTCAAACTCTCCCGAGTCACTGACTGATTTCAGCTTTAGCGGGAAATCCATGCGTTGCTTAGTCAGCATGTTTTTGATCCTCAGTAGGTTTGGTTTTGCTTTCTTGCGGTTTAGTGGTCATGTTCATTGGGGTGAGGTAGATGTCACCGCCCGGACGTGGGTTTCTATCTTCTAACTCCAGGCAATCATTCGGGGAGAATATGCCCCAGTTAATTCCGGTCGCATAAGACTCAAAACGAGACTTCATATCTCCCCGTAATAACGCCCCAGCATTGAATTTGGCGTAAAATTCACCCTGCTTTGATTCGCGTACCAGACCGATATTGATACGTTGTTCAATCCGGGTGAGGTAAGGCACCAAAGAATAATTAATAAAACCAATACCGAGATTCTCAATATTACTGAATGTTGCATGGTCGGTGTTTTGCACCAGATGCATGGGAACCCGAAACAGGCGACATATCTCTTCAAGTTGAAATTTACGGGTTTCAAGGAATTGGCTATCTTCAGCGTTCATTCCCATCGCTTTCCAGTCGAGGCCCATCTCAAGGATCATTGGCTTATGGGCATTTTCCAACCCAGAGTGCCTACCCTCAAAATCACCCTTAAGCCGCGCATACGCCGCATCACTCAAAGCCTGTTCAGTCCGTAGAACACCTGATGTCACTGCGCCATTTTTGAATAGCCGCGAGCCGTGTTCTTCAGTGGCCAACCCCAACGATATCGCTTCGCGAGCATAGGCTATGGGGTTTAACCCATTCAGCCCATCAAGTGTGAGAATACGAACATGCCAAATATCATCTTGCGATAGAACGTCTGTGGTGCCATCTGGAAAAGTGACTCGGTATACCGGTTCCCACTGGCTATTCAGCTTAGGTTCAACGCTGCCAGGGTCGAGTGGCAATAACTCCACCACCTCACCTAACGCTTTGACTTTATAGGCGTAGAAGTTGCCGCGAAGACATAAGCAAACAATCAGTAGTTCCCAGAACTCCTGCGGGGTCATGTATCCATTAGGCTTGAGAGATAAGAGTTTTGAGAGTCGCTCTTTGGGGACTTTTTCCCGCCGACCGTTCGCTGATTTATAAAGGTTGCAAGGCAACATACCGACTGACTCAGCCAGGACACGAATACAACCAAACACAGCGGTAAGGCGCATCGCTTTTTGGCTACTAACTCTCAAACCGGTATAAGTGTCGTATGTCATGCCCACTATTTCGGCTAATTCAGCGGGAGTGGTCACGCGAGCGGTATCCGGGGTGGACTTAAACATATTTGGAAAAAACATTAAGCCCCTCCATCATTGTCATTGGGCTTTTGAGCCACCGATCTGGACACCAGATAAGACCATGCCAGGCATAAGCCACCAGCAACCGAGAATCCCAATGCAGGAAAAGTTAGCCATGCGCCATACGACAGCAACACAGCCCCGATAAGCCCTACAATCAAGGACAATATTGAAAGAAATTGGATCATAAAGTTGCCTTTAAAGAGAGCGGATCCCATGAGAAACAAGGTGATCAGAAAGAGTTTTTTCGATGTCGTTCAACATAGCCCGACCAACCGCCATAATTCCCGCAACAGCCCCATCAATTTTGTTTTCATCACCCTGCTTGGTTGGCCGCACCCGATCATCACTGCCTGGGTAATAGCGACCAATCACGTTGGTCATACACCATTGCATGATGGGATTACCGTCATGATGAAAGCGGCCCGCAGCAAGAGCTGCTTCAATCTCCCGCATTGGATCACTCATATTGGTAAAGTTTTGCGTGATGATAATGGGCGACACCCCCTCTTCATCCAGAAGATGTGAAAGACTGGTTGCGCCATGTGGGTCAATTGGGGAAGAGACTATTTTCACCTGCTTATTCAACTTGGATATTGTTTCGAAAATAAGCCGGTTATCCACTTCCGCGCCGTCCGTGGGGATTAAAAAGCCCTGCTGAACGAAGTTTTGATAACGTTCTGCGGTGCGTTTTAGCTCGGTTGCGGTTGAATAGATGGTATCTTCCGGTGCCCAGAACATCGCGCCGACACAGTAATAATGTTTCCTACCGTTTATTTCCCGCATGAATATTGGGCAAGCGCAGTTCAAGTCCAACTTTGAAGCCAGGTCGATACCGAGATAGCACTCTTCCCCATTAAACTGCTCTAAGGTGAGCGATTTATCCGTTGCATCCTTCCACTTCTCCATATTGTAATAAGCTGATTTAGCCGTTACCCAAATGTTGAAGTGTTTGGTTTTAATCTTGTTGGTCTGGCTCGGGGTCGAAATGGCCAGTTGCTGTTTAGCCCGCAAAAAATCGGGTTCAATGGAAACCCCCATATTGGGGTTGGCTTTGGCTAATGCCTCTGGCTGAGTCCAATCATCATTTTTATCAAGGGTATAAATAATCCCGAAGATGTGATCACTTTCGCCGCCCTTGCGTATCCCCTCGAGTATTTCCACAATTTGCGTACGCTTCTCATAACACGGCGACTGCATATCAAACCCAGCCGTAGTAATAATCAACGTCATCGGCTGGCTTCTGGAACCCATGCCAGTGGTCATCGTGGTATACAGCGAATCCGTGGCATGTTCGTGATACTCGTCAATGATGGCGCATGACGGCGAATCACCATCCCCCGGATCACCAATGACAGGCTCAAATACCGAACCGTCCGGGCGAGTCATTTTTTTAGCCCACGGCTTGATGGAAAATTTCTTCCGCATCGCAGGCAGTTTTTGCACCATCAGCAGCGCAGGCTGAAACACCTTCCACGCCTGCTTTTCTGTCACCGCACCGCAATAAACTTCCGCGCCAAACTCTCCATCAGCACAGAACATATAATTACCAACGCCCGCGGCAATCAGGGATTTACCGTTTTTCCGAGGCACCTCGACATAAATCTCAGTGAAGCGACGGAGTTTGTTTTTCTTCTTTAGCCAACCGAACCCAACAGCAAAGATAAATTGCTGCCAGGGTTCCAGTTTTATCTTTAGCCGCTTTCTCGCCCACTCACCTTTGGTGTGGGGCATTAACCCAATAAATCTACAGGCCCGCTCTGCTTTATCTTTATCAAACCGGTATGGGTAATTTTTATTTTTGGACTCAGCCAGATCATCAATGTGACGCTGACAGGCGGCAATGACATATAAACCCGCAATTATCTTTCCGCTGACCACATCCCGCGCATACTGATTTGCTGCATTTACGTGAGGGTATGTTGCCATAGTTAAAACTCGTCGAATTCGTTCTCTTCTTCCTCTGGTGAACTTCCCCCGGTCATTCTTATTCGGCTAAGGGGATCTAGACCGAGCAGCGAGCCGAGGCGCGCCAGTTGAGAAACACAGTCGTTACGGACGGCAACTGCCGGATGTTTTTTTAATCCACCGGTACCGCCGAGATCAGCCAGACCCAAGTTCTCAAGATCCTTGAGAGCTAGTTTGGTGATAACTTTTTCAGCGGTAATCATCAGGTGAAAGGAATTGCAGTAGGCAAGTAACAGAGGTGCATCTTCTAATTCGAACGTGCCGCGCTCGATCAGGATTTTGCTTTGCGTTTTCCAAAGTCCGATCGCCGTCTCGCTCAATAATTCTTTTGGGGGAGCAATTCGGGTCAGACTGCTTTTATTTTTGGTGGGTAAATTCTGTTTTCTTCCCCCACCAGCAGCCCTCATCGCTGTTCCCATTGATGGCTCCAAATGTTAAAAATTATCGAAAAAAGATTTCTTATTTCGGACGTATAAAAATTTGACGAGGCTGGCGGTACGGTAGGACAAGGGCTGTAGAGATTTTACCCGCCCCTCCCCTTCGTGCTATTTATCGCTATCTGATCCGCTCAACTGCTGTCTTTTTGCGGTGGTGAGGCCAGCACAGTAGTTCAAGGTTGGATGGTTCATCAGTGCCGCCGTGAGCCTTGGGTATGATGTGGTCAACCGTGGTACCCGACACCACTAAGCCTTCACGTAGACACTGTTGGCACAGCCCTTTGTCTCTGGCCTTTATCAGTGGTTTCAACTTATCCCAATTGGCACCATAGCCACGCTCATGCCTGGTCTTACCCTGCTGGTGGTTCTCCCATCCTGTATTCTGATGCTCAGGACAATAACCAGAACTGTGAGTCGTAGTTTTTCGGCACCCATGCTTACGGCAGGCGCGCGGTATTCGAGCTGGCATTTGCTTTAGCTCCTAAAATAAGTGCTATTATAAATTTTCAAATAAATTGGGAATCTCTTAATGGAAATAACTACTGTAAATCAAATAATTGCTGCCAGTTCTGGCCTGATTGGTGCACTAATAGGTGCGTCAGTATCTGGCTTTGTTAATTATCGCATTGAACACAGTAAAAGAGACTACGAAGCCAAATCTTTTGCCAGTGGCTTTTTGGGTGAGGTAACTTCCCTACAAATGATAATTCGAGAGCGTAGATATCTTGAAGAATTCGAAGAATATTTTCAGAATGAATCCGTACAAAATGGTACGGAGAGAATTTCATATCGCATTCTAATACCAGAGGATTATGCACGTTTTTATAATAGTAATATGAATAAAGTAGGTCTGATGGGCCCGATAAAAACAGGGAAGTTGATACAATATCACCAGATTCTTCAAGCAATCGTTCAAGATTTCAAACCCGACTCATACCTATATATTCATGGTTTTGATAAGGAAGCCATCGAACAAGGAATTACATTATTTACCATGGCCTTACAACTTGGTGATGAATTATTAGATGGGTAACTGCTTTTTAGTATGACGCCAGCTAATAACCTCATCCAGCCGCCCCTTACAGATCCGCAGCTCACGTTTCAACGCTAGCGCATACAGCCCGCTATCGCCCCAGGTGGTACCGACGAACTCCGGCACTTCGCATTCAGTTAATGCAGACTCTGGCGGTAGCAATACAGGACAACTAGCGGGTGGACGTGAAGCCGCCTTATTCGCGCATGATGTTAATGCTAGCGTCAGGCATGCGCTGAATAGCACATTTATCATCTGACGACGCAGCCATAAACCGCTTGAGCCGGTTTTCACTTTCATTGCGTAGTTTCCTTTCGTTCTCTAGCTGGCGGGTTGTGGCTACACGGTTGGCGGCGTCATTCACCTGGTATGCATCAATGATATTTCCCAGTGCCGTGTTTGTGGCTTGCTCGGCCACCAGCTCCGCTTCCGTTTTTTCGACTTCATTTGAGAGGCTATTTCTATTGAGAAGCAGCAACAGAAAAAGAACCACCAGCAAAGTAATAATCCCACCGGTTATTTTGTTAGGCATAGCGCTCGTTCCTTATCCCGGCGAACCACCAGCCCCGCTAATTTCTTACCACCGCCGTATACCCAGCGAGTGAATTGCTCGCAGGCTGCTGTCACGTTACCAGCGCGGAAATACTGGAACATGGTGGATTTCTGCATTGACGGGCAACCGGCGTTAAAGGTAATCGATGTAGCAGCATCAAAAGCACCTGGCGGTAATTTATTGCCATTTGCATAACGAATGACACAGCGCTCAGCTTCCAGAATGTTCTTTTCCCAATCAGCGGCAATTTGTGCATCAGTCTTTCGGGTTCCAGGTATGACGCTGTGGGTATTCCCAATACCATCTGTGATTATGCCTGCGGGGCAAACATACGGAGCACGGCGGCATGATTCAGCATTGCCTATCAGCTCTAATCCCCGCTCACTGGTTCGGACGTTACCATTAGAGACAACAAGAGCAATGATTGCTGCCACAGAACATAAGCCACCGGCCTTACTTAGCTTGTTCATATAGTCCCTCGTTACGCTTTATCGCTTCTGCAACAATCTCCACGGCCGCTGAGCGATCCGCTATCGGTCGGGTAGTCGCATTGTTGAGGAACTCCCGCAGTATTTCTGTACGCTTCTGCTCTTCAATTAACCGCGCTTTCTCTTCACGCCGTTTGGCGTAATACGTTTTGATTGTGAAGAATGCCGAAACCACCGCACCCAGAATGAAGATGTAATCCTGCAGGGATAGTAATGAGAAAACGCCAAGCGCTAATGACCACCAATAAGGCAGGTTTTGAGAGGTAACTGGTTCCATTCGCATAGTCTCCCCCTCCCGGCCTGCGGGTTGGGCGTGTGGTTAAGGAATTTAGCCCACCAGTGCAGCAACTCATCTGTTAATAGTGTGTGTGGAGTTGATTGGATGACTGATGGGCTAAAACAGAAAATGGCGCTAAAAAGCAGCTTACTTTGTTATGCATGTGTATTTACATAAAATGCAAGATATCTCACATTAACATATTAATTTTTAATGTTTATTTATGTATCTACATTGTATAAATAAATACTTATAAATTATTTCACATAAGGAATTCATACATGCGTTTAGTCAAAAGCGAAGATGGGTTTATCATCAAGCCTGGTGGCGTAAAGTTAGGTCCATACGATACAACTTTCGCAGGAGATACTATTTTTGTTAATGATCAAAGTGCCGATATTGATGAAGGCGATACGATTATGCGAATACTTCCGAATTCAAAAGAAGAAAAAAAAGTAATATCAGCGGTGATATTTCACTCCAGAGGAATCGCCGGAAGAGGCCCTTACTATCAATTGAAGACTAAACCGTGGGTACCTGCGATGCAAAAGACTCAAAATATTACAATTAATGGAAATAATGTACAGATTGGCGATCATAACTCTCAAGAAATACGAAATCACATAACGAATATAATTGAAGCTATAGACAAATCCGAAGCTTCTGATAAAGACAAAGCTGAGGCAAAGGGAATTCTAAGAACATTTTTAGAACATCCACTTGTAAGCACCCTAGCTGGTGTAGCAGCAAGCTCATTACTATCGTAGATAAAACCTCACCGAAGCGAGGTTTATTTGACTGGATAAGCGCTACTGCACAACCAACTCTTATCACACTAGAACACTTTATGCGTAGCGCACTAATCCTTTTTTATCATTTTCATGAATATGTTGGATTTGGGTGTAAGGATCCATCTCAAGAACGGCACCCGTCATTGCCAGGCAACCATCGATAAACCCCTCTGCGACCTGCATCTGCTGGCGAACTCTGCCCTCGGATACCTTGTATCGCTTCGCTATTTGCCGCTTTGAAACGCCAAGTACGTAATGCAGGCATATCAGTGAATATTCATGCGTCAGTCGCCGAGCCTTTAACTGACCTACTGCCGAATCTATGATTAAGCCATCATCATCACAGCAGGATTCTTGACGACTTGAAGTGGCTGGTAATAACCCCTTAAATCCCGCTGCGATAGGTGAGTAATCAACACCGGAACTATCACGCGCCCAAACGCCCCAGCGGGCCAAAACTAAAGAAATGTCTCTCATGCTAAAGCCCCTATACCGATTGAACGATCCATAAAACGGAATAATAGAACTATCTGGCTACCGTACTTCTCTTCCCACGCGCGCTGGTTGGCATGTAATTCATCGTGACAGTTACGGCACAAAGGGAATGTGAATAGGTCATGCGCCTTGGTTGCCATGCCGCCCTGCCCATGTCCGATAATGTGGTGAGGGTCACAACCGCCATCACCGCAACCACAACATGGTTGTGATTTAACCCATTGCAGGTATTTCCGGTTCTCCCAGCGCCGCAGTTTTGGCCTAAGCATAAAACCCGCTAGTGGCTCAGCATCGGCTTTGAGTGCTAATGCTGGCTTTACTGCCACTTCTGCTGGTGGCTTGGCCTTAACCACTTTTTTAGCAACTATCTCGCTTGGGGCGGGTGCCCAGGTTATATCGCTTTCTTTTGTGCCGCCGGTTTCAACCACCGCTGGTGGCATACGCAGAGAAGAACGGGCAATAGCATCCGGCAACAGGTCGTAAACCTCGTTAACCACCGCCCACCAACACAGCTCTGGCAACGTCAGCTGGTGGCCCTCAGAAAAACGGAAGTAGCCGCGAACGGTTTCTACCACCCAAGCTATGAGATTATTGGTCGCCAGTTGATTTAAGCGAGGAAGTGTCTGCTCTCTCAGCTTATTGTCGTGATGCCAGCACAGACGAATTGACCGCTGGTTATAACGCAAGGTGGTGAGATTGCGGTCATGGCTATCATCCGGATCATGCCACTGGCACTCTTTCAGCCGTTCAACCCATGCCTCAAGCACACGCGGGCCACCAGCAGCATTGATAACCTGCTCATGTTCAAAGAAGGGTAATAATCGCGGATCATTGGCTAGCTGTTGATTGGCGACCGGCAACGCGCCAGCAGGCAGCAATTTAAACTCATCCGGTTCAGTGGCCACCAGCAAGCGGCCTGACATATACGGCAATAAATCTGCACCTGGCTTCAATATCACAACACCAAGTTCTTGCTGGATGAATGGGGTTAACAATGCCCTCATGCGGCACCTTTCTTGGCAAGATACTCAATCCACAAGCCACCAACCCAACGGACGCCCTTTGGTGTAAATCTAGCTTGAGTGAAAGCATGGCTATTTATCTGATTGGTACCGGTTTTAACTTCAAACCGTCCAGCATCAATATGCTGTTGATGCGGTATCAACCCGCCGGATAACCGATACATAATGCGATTATCCATAAGAAAAAGCCTGAATTCCGGTTCTTTAGCACTTAACAACTTACAAACCTGACGGAATACCATTGAGCCAGTAGCTTTAACGTATCGATCAACGAACTCAGCTTTCGGCGCGGCAAGCGAAAGTTGGTTTTCAAGTTGTTGCTTTTCCTCTGCTAGATCAGCAGCAAGTCGCAATGCTTCCGGAAGTGACTGAGGTATATTGTTCTTGCTTTCCAATTCCCGCAGGCGTCGAATTACATTCATGCGCAATACAGCACTGTAACCCGCTAGCAAACATTCAACATGCTCACGATCTAACTTAAACTCACGGTATTCCTGCCCGTTTTGGGGGTGTATCCAAGTATGGATATACCCCTCTTTCGGCTCGTTGAGTTCTTCAAACATACTTTCAATATCCCGACATACATGACCATGCTGCTTTTCTGTGAGTTCCGCAATCTCACGGCTATTCATGGTCACAGTGGAATTAGTCACTGATACGCTTATAACTGAATGAGTCATACGCTTATACTCCACACGTTAGTTAAGTTTCTCTTCGCTGACTTTTACCGAGTGAGCAATACGGGCTGCTGCTGTTACTAAATGGTCTGGATCTAGCTCAATACCAATAAAACTGTATCCCTCAAGCAATGCCGCCTTGCCCGTTGAGCCTGAACCCATGAAGGGGTCTAGTACTGTCCCTGCTGTTGGGGTGATCAGTCGGCACAAATAACGCATCAACTCGACCGGTTTGACTGTTGGATGGGGATTTTTCGCACCACCAGACCGGCCCGCACCAGCTCGTGGATCATTCAGCCCAGCGCTCCCCTCTTTGCGCCCGCCAGTCATATCGGTAGCGGAGAAGCTAGTGAAGCGATCCATGCCTTCGTCGCGCTCAGCTTTATTAACCTTTGCGCAATAAAAGAATCGTGCGGCTGATTTGCTAGTTTCAATGCGGGCTGCATGTTCGCGGGGTGCGTTCATATCGCCGAAGCAAACTCGAGAAGGCCGGGTGTTTCCCGTAGTTTTCAGATCACCTTGCTGCCCTCTGCTATCAGGGAATGCTGCGATCACTTCTTCACTTCCGTCATGCATAATATTTGCTGGCCAGCGGCCTAACTGTTCTGGTTGCCACTCGGAAGAATCAGGATCTTTACCGTCGCGAATGTGGGATAACAGCCCGCCAGCGCCACCAGAAAGAGGCTCATCTGTCGGAACCCGGCATAAATCAATTCGTAATGCGCCGGTACCAAACTGATTAACATTCCCTTCCACTGTCCCAACTAACGGTTTACGGGCCATAACTATTGGCTCATGAGCCGGTTTCAACGCGGTACCAAGCCCAGCATTTTCACCAGTGAGATTTTTCGACTTAGGGAAACCGCTGCCGTAAATCCACATAAGCTGATCACGTATTTCGAAACCAGCATCTTCAATATTCACCACTAGGCGGTGATAAGTTCTCGAACCACCGAAGGCCAGCAAGTGGCCGCCCGGCTTTAATACCCGTAGGCACTCAGCCCACTGCTCCACTGTAGGGACCTGATAATCCCATTTGTTTCCCATAAAACTCAGGCCGTAAGGCGGGTCTGTTACGATTGAATCAACCGAGTTATCAGCCATAGAAAGCAGCACATCTTCACAGCGACCCATGTTGAGTTGATATGTCATGCTGCTGCCTCCCCATTCACGCGCTGGCTGCATTCTTTCCAGATGGCATTCCACTTACTCACGCCAAAACCCTTCCCCATACCACGTAAGCCAAGTTTGCTAGCCTCGTTGCTGACCATGGTTTCAAGTGGGGTTGGGTTACGAACAGGTAAGCCTGAACCAATGAACCGCATGTAGGCTTTATCGCGCAGAGTGGTATCGCCAGTCAGTAATTCCCCGCTCGCCTTAACCCATTTGCCATCTTTGCGGACTGGGCGTCCGTGTGCATGCCAGCGGCTGGCACCTTCAAGGTATCCAGGGAATTTAGTTGGCTGGAAAAGTGTTGTAGGACGTAGATACTCGGCCATATCCAAATCAGCAGCCCACTTCGCGTGGAGGTAATCAACCGTGAGTTTCAGCTCTGCAACAGTGAACTGCTCTTTCAGTCGGGCGCGGATGTTCTCCAGCGATGATTTACTGGTCTGGTACCGAGAGCCGGTAATCAGGTTCAGGTGCTTTAAAACGTCTTTGGCCTGATCAGTAATTTCAACTTCAGGGTCGGTCGCCATCGGCGGCTGACAGGTAGGTTTTTTACTTGATGGATCTGGTGTTGATTTTACTGACGGATCGCCCCCAGATTCTGGCGGGTCAAAAGTGCCGTTATTGCCAGATTCTGACCCGTCGAATTTTGAGCCATCAGATTTTGACCCGTCAGATTTTGAGCCATCAGATTTTGAGGTGTCGGATTCTGACGCATGAGCAGCGGCCTTAAGCTTTGCAACATTCAGCTGATAAACATTACTGGCATTGCGGTTACCGGCGCGGCGGGCTTTCTTGCTTAACCAACCATCGGTTTCCAATTCAGCCAGCGCAGTACGAACAGTGCTCTCACCTGCCCCAATCTGGCGGGCAATCGTCGTTACTGACGGCCAGCACACGCCCTCATCATTAGAAAAGTCAGCAAGACGGGCCATGATGGCCACTTTCGATATTTTCATACCCGCAGCCGCACAGCCGTCCCATACATAACTGGATAGCTTTACGCTCATACAACCGCCTTATATTCTTTCCTGAAACGCCGAATGGGTATTGAACAGTCATGCTCATAATCATCACGACGAAAAATGACTTGCCCTGTAGCGCTGTCGTAGCCAATAACGTGAACGCGAATACCGCGCTTATCGTGGTAATACCGATCAAGCAATTGGATGGGGTTAGTGGTGGTCGTGCCTGGATTAGTCATACGCGGCCCCACTTACGGCGAACTACACCCACAATTCCCCGCGCTCTGCTGTGGTTGCACGGTTTCCACTGGCCCCTTATCATTCGTTCATACCGGAACGGGCTGACACAAACGCAACGCAGTTGCGGAATAGAACGTTTAGCCGCTACAATGTTCATGCGTTAATTACTCCACACGTTTAGTTAATGCACCCGACGCCTCAGTGCCGCACACTGGGGCGTCACCCCATAACATCACCGTCACCGCTACAATCTCTGCAATAATCGACTGCGCTTTATAACCCTTGGCTTTCAGCCGCTTAGTCTCATCACGATCTAAAACGCCATCAGCGGTAAACTGATTGTGAGCACGACCAAAATCACCCAGCGCCATCAGCAGATCGTTAAACTTGATCAGCAGCTCATCATTGCCAACGTCATTCACTTCCGGCAGCTTCACGAACACACCACCAGCACGCTTGCACATAGCTTCGGTAATATCGGAACGGCCAGAGATTGATTCCATCTCGACCGCCATGCCCAGCGGCACAAACTGCCCTGCTAACTGGCGAACGCGGTTACGTAATGCATTCTCAGTACCGGACAGCGGACATAACTGTTTAGCCATCGCGTCATACTTGCCCGGTGTCTGGGTGATCAGCTGGTGTATCGCGTCGCTAATATCCGGCTGAGTTGGAAAGTCTTTGTTATCCACAATGTTTCTTCCTATCTGGTGGTTTAACTTAGGCGGAGGGTGCCGTAGGCTTCTGGTAGTCGGATGGGTCATACTTCAATTTCCCTTCCGTAATCTTTTCAGCTTTTAAAGCCTGCTTTTCTGGAATGATGTGACCCCATTGGCAAACAGCGCTATGCGAAACACCCAGAGCTATAGCGGTTTTCGATGTGCCCTTGAAGAATTCAAGAACGTCAGTTTTATGCATAGTTACCTCCATAAAAGTAAGCATACTTACATCGTATATTCACAGACTACTTACGTCAACTAAATGTAAGATTACTTACGTCTTTTATATATGGTGGATGCTATGAATACAGTTGGCGGAAGAATCAAATTCAGGCGGCGGCAGTTGAAGCTGACCCAAAAAGATATCGCTGAATATGTAGGCATTTCTGCGTCTGCCGTAACTCAATGGGAAAGTGATGCTACCGGCCTATCCAGCGATAGCCTGCTGAAACTCGCCTCATTGCTTGAATGTTCACCAGAGTGGCTTTTATCTGGAAAGGGAGAATTAGAACCTTCGATAAAGGCTATGGCCAGCAAATCAAAAGTTGTCCCCGTTATTTCATGGGTACAGGCCGGTGCCTGGACTGAAGCACTTAGCTCGACTGGTGCCAGATCTGAATGGGTTGAAACTACAGCAAAAATTTCTGATTTTGCATTTGCCTTAAGAGTTAAAGGCGATTCAATGACAGCATCAGGCTCACTAAGCATCCCTGAAGGGGCTATTGTGATAGTCGATCCAGAATACGGATTTATTGAAGATGTTAATGAAAAAATCGTTATAGCTCAAACAAATGGAAATCACGAAGCAACAATTAAGAAATTTGTAATTGATGGCCCTAATAAATATTTAATGCCGTTAAACCCTCAATTCAAGCCTATTGAAGTAGATGACACCTGCAAATTGATTGGTGTAGTAAAGCAGATAATCATCGACCTGCCATAATCACTTATATCTTCTTAAAGAGGCCCGCCATGCGCGGGTTTTTTTATGCTACAGCCCAAAAGGTAAGTTAACTTAACTTTTATTCTTGACTTTAAATGTAAGTTTACTAATACTGAATTCATCAACAGCGGATGATTCGCTTAGCAGGGTTAACAGTGTGGAGTAATCAGAATGGAATTAGCCAAAGAATCAATAAGTAAGGTGTTTCAGGTTCCAGCGGATGCGATAAAAAACATCGAAGCCACCCCAAAAAATGAGCCAAAAATCATCGCTGGTAACATGAGTAATGATGAATTGCTTCGGTGGATGGATGAAAAAGTAAAATCGGCAAAATATCTACAGTCAGCACTTGCCGAACGTGAAAGCATCAAGCTAGAACTGGGTCAAATTGAAAGCAAGATTTCATACCTCACCAATTTTGCTGCTTTGGAATTGTTAAGCGAAGACCAAAAACGAGTGTCAGGAGAAATAACCGTTAGGTTTGATAATGCCCCGGAAGGTATGGGTAGCGTCCCCGCCATTGCTCACGGTACTAGTTTCGAACTTCTTGTTAACGGGGCGCTGTTGACCTCATTTAATACTCATAATGCAGTGGCGGCAGATTATATAGGCTTTATTGATGCCACCACGAAGGCATTACTTAATGATTCCGAGCGACTTGAAAAAGAAGCCAATATGTCAGGGAAAACAATTAAGCATGCCAGCTTTAAAACCTTCGGATCTTTACCTATCGCAGATCCCAAAGGTCTTTAATAAATAAATTAACGCGAATTTGATCAGAGTTGCGGGATGCTTTTAGGAAGTGATTGACGGTTTCTTCTGAAATTTGAGTGTTCCATTTTTTGTAACTGTGTTCAGGGAAATATTCACTAAAAATTGATTCTACAGCAGCTTCACCAGTGGGAATGTCCGAAATCATACTGCACTGATGTAAGCATTTAGCAATGAGAGTCGATTTAAGCATATGAAAACCTTCTTGGTTGTGTGAGAACTCCCAAGATACCACCGCCGCCTGAGGTGGAGAAGTAACCAGGCTCACAATCACATGAGTATTTATTAAGTGTTCATATGATTGTGGTTTGCCAAAGAGCTAGCCTGTGCAATTGCAGCAGCCGGAGATAAGCGCCGGAAATCACATCCTTGTTCCATTGCTGTGCTGTGTCTTTAGCGGCTGCGCCTGCCAACACCAGATTAGGCCAGCCGCCCTTTTCACACAGAGAAGTGCTCCGGGCGGGTTATCCCTTTAAACCCGTACAGTATAAAGCCCCCGGATCGGAGTGCTTCTCTGTGTGTGGAGTAACTAAATAACAATTATCGGTGCGGTGATAATTGCTAATAAACCTATGTGGAGTAATTAACGTGAAACAAGCCCAGTTAAAAAATGCAATTATTTTTAAGGCAACTCTGCCTGAAGCTGAATTACTTTCAGGTCACTTAAATGAAGTTCTATTTACTGCCATTGCCGAGAATGAAAAGAGCCGTGTTGGTTTTATTCCAAATATCATCACTGGCGAGCTAGTCACGCCGTTTAATGGTGGGCTATCGGTTTCACTACGCATTGATGAAAAAATAATGCCATCTCATGTCATCAATAAAGAAGTAAACGAACGTGCTACTGTTATTGAATCACAAACAGGTAAAAAACTTAAAAGAGCAGAACGAAATGCCGTCAAAGATATCGTTATCTCTGAGCTGTGCAAAAAAGCATTTGTTAAAACTACTGTCATTAATGCCTATTATAATATCGAACATGCTTTTTTAATTGTTGCGACTGGTAGTAAGCCTTTCGCCTCCTTGTTTGTTTCCTACCTCGTCAAGGCGGTAGGCTCCATCAAGACTGAAACTATTCACATTAGTGATATCAAACATGGCCTCACCACTCGATTGAAAAGATTTACTAGCGACGAGAAAGATGCTTTTGACGGTTTCTATATTGGTGACTTTGTTCAGTTATCACGTAAAAGTGAGCAAAACGAAGTTATCAAATATGCCGCAGAAATTGACACTATAAAATCTGAACTCGCTGATAATTTAAATGATGGATTTATTGTTGACCAAATGTGTTTATGTACTGGTGACCTTTCATTTCTATTAACTGAAAACTTCCATTTCAAACGCATTAATACTCGTGATGATGTTGAATACGATGATGAGGATGATATTCCCTATCGTTGGAGACATGAAGCAGCAGTGCTTACTATTTTCTTGACTGATGTTATTAACCGACTGTGTATTTTGTTGAGTTATAAACCTACAGAAAAAGAATAATTAATCAAAGAATTACAAATCGCCCATAAATTGGGTGATTGGGTAACTGTTACCTAAATTCAGGCTGAGGATTACTTCATGAATCCGATTCAATTTATCAGCAAAAACATTACACAACAGCTTATGGATGAGGGTTATTCCTTACCGGTGGCTCAGGGGGGGCAAATGAAGCGGTTGACCTATATCGCCGTGCCTCTCAGCCAACTACCCGCAGTCGTGGCATTTACGACGATTGCCTAAAGGTAGCTCTCAATTACGCAAAGATGAGCGGTGAAAAGGCTAAGCCGATAAAAACCGCCAAAAAGAAGAAAGCATAAACCGTGGAGTTAATTTAAATGTCATGCATAAAAACGTATCCAGATTTGCTGCATTTTGATTATGCAGATCCAAAAGAAAGCAGTATCAGCATTAACGATATAGCCCAGGGCCTTTCCAATGAATGCCGGTTCGCTGGCCATATCCCTTATTTTTATTCTGTTGCCCAGCACTCATGGTTGGTTAGCCAGCTTGTTAGTCCTGAATTTGCGCTGGAAGCACTGCTGCACGATGCAACAGAAGCATACTGCAAAGATATCCCCTCCCCCTTAAAACGCTTACTGCCCGACTATAAAGCCATTGAGCGCAGTATTGATTTGGTTGTCCGGAATAAATTTGGTCTTCCATCTGAAATATCACCAGAGGTTCACCATTTCGATCTAGTGATGTTGGCTACCGAGCGCTTAGAGCTGGATATAGATGATGGTGAGGTCTGGCCAATGTTGGCAGGAATTCCACCAGCTGATATTGCCATCTGCCCCATGTCACCTGGTCATGCCCGCGTTATTTTCTTGGCGCGCTTCAATGAGCTAACCGTGGCCACCCAATCATGATGTACGGCCTGTTTTTACTCGTCTGCTACACCTTCCAGCCGTGCCAATACGAGCCGCAAGGCTACGTCTATCCGGATGATAAGAACTGTATAGCCGATATCCAGCAACAAGGTTTACCACCTGAATATGAATGCCTTCCGGTGGATGGCGTTCTCTATGCGAGGAAACAGTGATGATCAAGACAATTACAGCAGTACCGGTTGAGCGTGATAACTGTGGGTTCTGGACTCACCCTGATTTTTTTGTACCTGCAAACGGGAATGAATTTGGGGTCGAAGATGAATTTGATGCGTGGAAAGCACTTAATCGTGTTACTGGCGCCACAGGTTGGATGGAAGACGAAGAGAATGCTGAAGAGCTACAGGCAGAATATGACTCAATTAACTCCTCTGTAAGTATGTGGAATCCCACGCCACCAGATGGTGATGGTTGGTTCATGGCATCCATCCACGAAACAGAAGACGGGCCAGTCTGTTACTGGTTACGCCCTATCGAATATGATCCTGAAGCGTTAGCAGCCCACAGAGAACGCTGCCACCTTGATGCATTAAAAACAGAGCTGCTCAATAAACATCAAATTGCGGTTACGGCCGCGCATGAATATTTTGCGGCATGTGATGTTGGCGAAGAAAGACTTTTTGCAGCAGCAATTTTTGAACGTCTGCGTGTGGCCACTAGAAAACATCAAGGTGACCTATGAGCTTTCAACTAAAGTTCGAACAAAAAGGCGACTTTCAAGCCTGGAAAGCATGCCAAACATGGCTTAATGATCGCGGCTACAGCTATGGTTCAACATCTGCTCGCGCACCGGGTGTTGGTGTTCTTAAAGGAGATTTCCTCATCGCAAAGATGCACAACCTAACCAAACAGGAAATTAACCAACTGGATGGAAGAGTTGACGGTGATTTCCGAGAAGGGCCGGTCACCCTTCGGCTAAAAGTTGAGCCAGAAGTTATGGTAAGCAGCGAATCAACGAAGCAGCAGCGCCTTGATCATGCCAATCAGTTGATCGGTATTATTGCCGCCCATGGTCGCCGATTCTTCTTTGACACCAGAACGGAGAGAGTTGCCCAACTCGAATTGAACAACACCGGCAGGGTTTTTCTGATCGATGAATATACCGGTAAGCGAATTTATACCCACCTCGAAAACCGGCACTGGAAGGGGTTTAACCACGGCGGTACTTTGCGGTCGCTGGTCATAATGATGCGGAACTACATCTGTAAAGGTGAACGCATCGATGTTTACTACTTGGGGCCGGAAAACAGCAGTCTACGGAAAGGGAATATTTGGGGCTATCCAGAAGAGGCGATCGAGGCTGTTCGTAATGAAGCTGGCTTGTTACCAATTATTGAGCAGGAGGCATGATGGATAAGCATACTATCGCACATTTAAAAACAGTGATGGACGCAGACCAGATAATCGACTTGCTAGCGGACAAGCTGGAAGCGGCACAGCAGGAACTTATTAAACCTTTGGCTATCGGTGAGCTTATTCATCGTCTGGAAAATCAAACAGGTGAAAAGTGGTTCAGTGAGTCAGATGTAAAAGACTTACGAGAACGCGCAGAGAAAGCAGAAGCCGAGTTATCAGCGGCAAACGAGAAGCTGAAAGGCGAACAGGTGCCAGTGGAATACCAGTATCGCTATCACAATCACGGAACAGGCTGCGGTGAGTGGTGCAGAGTCCTCACTAAAGAGCGTTACGAGGAGCTACAAAGAGAACACGCAGGGGATAACGATTTCGTATTCAGAATGCTATTCACCGCCCCGCAAAAGCCGATAAATATTGATGCAAGCGTAATTCGTGATGCTAACAGGTATCGCTTTCTGCGTGATGAAGATAGCTGGGGTGAAGATAGTGATAGCTGGGACTGGGAAACCAAGACTGGCCTAATCAGTTGGGAAAACCTGTGTGACGTCAGATTGGATGACTTTGATGCTGCAATCGATGCGCGTATGGCAGCATCAGATATCCCACCATTTAATGTCATTAAATCCGGTTTCACGGTAGAGGGGAATGCAGATGCTGAGTGAAGAATTGGAATTTACCCGCCAGCCTGACGGTGGTCTTGCAGACCAGATTGAGGTACTCGAAGCATTCGCAGATGGTGATGCCGACAACACCGAGTTACTTATGCTTCTCATTGAACTGCGTTCACTGCGTGAGCAACTAGATGCCATTAAAAGCCAAAAACCATCTTACTGGTTAGATGTGCATGGATACCAAACATACCTCTACTTTAACGAGAAAGATGCTACTGAGGAATGTGATAAAAATGGTGGTCTATATGTGAAGCCTGTGTACGACGGGCCAACAGTGGCTGTGGCGCAGAATATTAAAGCTATTGAAGATAACCTGATCGAACAAGTTGGATTGATGTGTGACCGAGCTGTAAATATCCATGAGAAGAATATCTATGGTGGAGCTTTCTGTGTATTGAAATACGGGATAATCCCCTACCTGCGTAAGCAAAAAGTACCACCAGCAGCAAAATGATTTTAGTCACGGCCTGTGTGCGGCGGGCCTTTAAATAAACAGTGTGGAGGTTCGTATGATTAGTCTCGATTGCATCCCCATCAGTGCGTATTGCATTACCACTGGGGAGACGGTTGAAGCCATCAATAAGCGTGTTCAGCGTGGAGTATGGCGTGAAGGCAGGCAGGTTTTAAAAGTTGATGGTGTTAAAGAACGTTGGATTGATCTTACGGAGGTTTCAAAGTGGGCGAGAGGGGATCGGCGAAGCTCCCAAGGGGCGTAACTGTTCGTAGCCATAAGGCTGGGCAGACAATAAATATCACCTTCACATATAAAGGGGTTAAATGCCGTGAACCCCTTTCTAACATTGAAGTGACACCTAAAAATATCAAATATGCTGAACGGCTTTTGGGTGAAATTCACAATAGAATAGAACGAGGCACCTTTAATTATGCTGACCAATTTCCCCGGTCGGTACGATTAAAGGTGTTTGGTAATAATCAAAGTTCAAAGCACATTAAAAAGTATCTGAATGAATACATTATAATTTGTGAAAACCGCAAATTATCACCAGGCACAATTGCCGGTTATAAGAAGTGTATGAGCGCCTTATCCAGCCTGCATGAAGTTAATGTCTCAGACCTTACGCCCGCAATGGTTAAAAACTGGATACAAGGCCAAAAGGTCGCACTGAAAACTATCCGCAATAGATTATCGTTCTTAGGTTCCGCAATAGATGAAGCGGTAACGGATGGTTTACTACCGGCTAATCCGGTTTCTCTTGTTTCAGCTTCCCGCTACCAAGGCGAAAATGTCAGATTAGAAAGTGAATATGTGGTTGATCCTCTTTCACCAGATGAGGCCAAAGCAATCCTATCTACAACGATGAATGCTCAATGGGAAAACCTTTTTAGATTTGCTTTACACACTGGAATGAGAAGTTCCGAATTATGCGCGATAAGGTGGCAAGACCTCGATCTCGTCGGGAATACAGCTCATGTAATAACGGCAAGTGTAGAGGGAGTAATCAAGGGGACTAAAACTAAAGCAGGACGAAGAAAAATAGAATTAGACTCCGAAGCATTACTGGCCATCAAAAATCAGAAGCCCTTTACCTTTATGCTCAATGAGTTTGTTTTTCATGATCCGAAAACGAATGAGGCTTGGGCCGGTGCTGATGCGATCAGAAAAAAAGCGTGGGTGCCAACTTTGAAAAAGGCTGGTGTCCGGTACCGAAATCCATATCAGACCAGACATACGTTTGCCACAATGCATATTAGCCAGGGCGCAAACCTCTTCTGGCTAGCAGGACAGATGGGCCACAAAGGGCCGGAGATGTTATTCCGGCATTATGGTTCGTTCCTGAAGGAATACAGCGGCATGACAGAGGAAGTACACCAAAAGAGCCGCACAGGATACGCGCCAGAAAAATAATAAAAATAAGCATTCTCTAACAATAAGTTAGGAAATTACGGACGCGGGTTCAAATCCCCCCAGCCCACCAAATGTTAAACCGGTTATTACCAGATAAGTCCGGTGAAGTACGAAGAGCCCGCATCCCACCTAGGTTTGCGGGCTTTTTTGTGTCTGTAGTAGTCCAAGGATATCCGCCTGAAGCCAGAGACAATTGGTATACAAATTGGTATACGCTAAGATAGATACCAATGGACGTATACCAATTAAGGGAAGAACCATACATGGCAAGGACAACACGCCCCCTCACCCACACCGAAGTACAAAAAGCAAAAGCCACCGACAAAGATCTAACTCTCCATGATGGAGATGGCTTATTTTTGTTAGTCAAAACTACCGGCAAGAAAATCTGGCGTTTCCGCTATCAACTTCCCAACAGTAGTAAACGCACTATGGTAAGCCTCGGCGCGTACCCTGCACTCTCTTTAGCTGATGCCAGAGAGGTACGAACAGAGAAACTGGCAATGTTAGTGCGAGGGGTTGATCCGCAAGCAAGAGCTGATGAGGAAGCCGAAAAACTCCAGATAGCTGAAGAGAGTATTTTCGTAAACGTCGCTCGCAAATGGTTCGAGTTGAAAGAAAGCCACGTTAGTGCCGCCCATGCGAAAGATATTTGGCGTTCTATCGAAAAAGACATCTTACCCAGCATAGAGAATGTCCCCGTTCAAGAACTCAAAGCTCGCGCCCTGATTCAGGTATTAGAACCCATCAAAGCACGCGGAGCATTAGAGACGGTCAGGCGGTTGGTACAACGTATTAACGAGATAATGATCTATGCAGTCAATGTAGGTTTGATTGATGCCAATCCTGCATCGGGTATTGGCAATGCTTTTGAAAGGCCTAAAAAGCAGCATATGCCCACCATACGCCCCGAAGAATTGCCTAAACTTATGCGCACCATAGCCATGAGTAATCTCTCGATACCAACCCGCTGCTTGCTTGAATGGCAATTATTGACACTGATACGTCCTGCGGAGGCGTCAGCAACAGCCTGGTCAGAGATCGATATTGAGAATAAGCAGTGGTGTATACCGGCAGAACGGATGAAAGCAAAGCGAGATCATATCGTTCCTTTGTCAGAACAAGCTTTAGAGCTGCTGGAAATCATGCGTCCAATCAGTGGCAATCGTCAGTATGTATTCCCCAGCCGCAACGATCCGAAAAAGCCAATGAACAGCCAAACAGCAAACGCAGCTTTGAAACGTATTGGTTATGGTGGAAAATTAGTCGCACATGGGCTACGTTCAATTGCCAGTACAGCAATGAATGAGGCTGGGTTTAATGCTGATGTGATTGAGGCTGCACTTGCACATAGTGATAAGAATGAAGTTAGGAAAGCTTATAATCGGTCAACATACCTTGATAAACGCATATCTTTAATGGCTTGGTGGGGTTCATTTGTGAGAGAGAACAAATCATAGATCAGTAGTATTTGACATTTTTTGTTACACTGATTAAATGAAAGCAGAATTTTCCTAAAAGTCATATTTGGATGGTTACTTTCTAAAGGACATGAAAATTGCCAGAATCAGTGCATAACCCAGATACCTACATGTTTGATTTTCGACAAATTGTCACTAATGGTAGAAAGAAAATTGGCATCTTACTTGGGGCTGGTGCCCCAGTGAGCATAAATATAGGAACGGCAATTGAATATAAACCTCTAATTCCAAATATTGAAGGATTGACTAAGCTAGTTAAAGAGTCATTGATTGGAGTAGAGAAAACTGCTTTTGAAGAAATTGAAACTTATCTAGGTATTTCAAATATTGAGAGAATGCTTTCTGAAGTCAGGGCATTAGCAGAAGTTATCGGAACACATACGCTTTATGGATTAGATGCCGAAGGCCATAATAGATTATCCGAGTCAATTTGCAAAAAAATAAAAGAGGTCGTATCAGCAAATTTACCTGCTGAGCCAAACCCATATAGTGAGCTCATATCTTGGATAAACGGGATAAATAGAACACATGGTGTTGAAATATTTACTACAAACTACGATCTATTATGTGAAGAAGCTTTAGAGAGGGCTAAAACACCATATTTCGATGGTTTTTCAGGTTCAAAATTAGCATTCTTTGATCCATCAAGCATATCTAAAAATGATTTACCACCTAGATGGGTTAGACTATGGAAATTACATGGCTCAATTGGTTGGTCAAAGTTAGATAATGGCGAAATAGTTCGCCTTCCTGAATGTGCTATTTCTACGATGGTGTATCCATCGCATATTAAATACTCGCAAACTCAAGCTGCACCATTTTCATCACTTTTCGAAAGATTGAAGGGTTTTTTAATGGAACCTGATACATTATTAATTACGACAGGATTTTCATTTGCTGATGCACATATTTCATCTAAAATAACGGAGTGCTTATCTGCAAACCCTTCAGCAGCAGTATTCGCTTTCCAATTTAACAATCTTGAATTCGAAGAGTGTGCTGTCCAGCTCGCGTTTAAAACTCCAAACCTTAGCCTTTATTGTCGTGATGGTGCCGTTATAAATTCAATAAAAGCAAAATGGCGCGTTGGAGAGTTACCAACGAAGAATTGGTTATCTGTTCAAAATGAATTTATGAAGAAAAAAAATGAATTTATTTTAGGTGATTTTAAATCACTAGCCAGATTTCTAGCTCTAGCTGGGGGAGAAATAGCTAACACTGAAATACAACATCAGGTCGAAGACAATGAAATATAATGCTACAACAATTGGGGCTATAACATCCGTTTCAAGCTCATCTATAGTAGTGGAACTGTCAGCTGATGTTAATTCTGGGCTACTTATTATATCAGGTAAGTCATACCGTGTAGGTCAAGTAGGCAGTTTTGTAAGAATACCCCAAGGGTATAATAGCTTATTTGGTATTGTTTCTGAAAGTAGTGAGTCCTCTAAGTCTGATGAAAAAAACAGCCTCATAAGTGATAAAAGATTAATCAAAGTAGAATTGGTTGGTGAAAGTAGTGGTGAATCATTTGATCGGGGTATAAGTCAATACCCCTCAATTAATGATGATGTACATTTAGTCTTAGAGAATGACTTAAAAATTGTCTATGGTGAGAAAGGAGATAATATATTTTCTATCGGAAAACTATCGAGTTCAGATAGTATTGATGTGAATATTGATTTAGACAAACTATTGACTCGCCATTCAGCTGTATTAGGTTCGACTGGTTCAGGTAAATCAACTAGTGTGGCGAGTTTAATTAGGTCTATCGTATCTCAAGGTGAAAAAATAACATTTCCTTCATCTAGAATAATACTAATTGATATACACGGAGAATACTCTACAGCTTTAAAAGATATTGCACACATTTTTTCAATTAGCCCTATGGTGGGTGAAAATAAATTATCGATCCCTTACTGGGCCGTATCTCCTGATTTATTACTCGATTTTCTTTGTGGAACAATAAGTGAATCGAATAAAAGCACTATCATAGAAAATATTGTGGAAGAAAAAAGGCTAGCACTTCGAGTAAATAATATCACTGATGTCGATGAGGAAAAAATAAACTCACTCACTCCTCTACCATTTAGGTTAAATAAAATATGGTTTGACTTGATATTTAATGACACAGTTACTCACATGGAGAAAGATAAATTGACTCCGGCATACAGAGACGGGGAGTCACATGGAGATATGGGACGTCTTATACCTCCTAAATTTAAACCACCTGGAGTAAGTTCAACTGCTCCTTTTAAAACAGGCACTGGTAGTTTATCCCGACAACTCGACCTTATGCGTTCTAGATTACAAGATAATCAATTTTCATTCTTTTTAAATCCAAATGAATGGTGCCCTGATGAAAAAGGTTTGGTTGAAAAAGATCTTGATGATTTATTGAAGAGTTGGCTAGGTCATGACAAACCAATCTCCATTTTAGATTTGTCAGGGATGCCATCTTCGCAATTAGATATGTTACTTGGGAGTATATTAGATATTATATTTCAATCTTCAATATGGGGACGTAATTTAGATGTTGGCATGAAACAAAGACCAATATTATTAGTCATGGAGGAGGCTCATAGATATCTATCTAGTAAAAATGAAGGTCTTGCAAAAGATATGGTTCAAAAAATAGCTAAAGAGGGTAGGAAATTCGGAGTAGGCCTAATGCTCGTAAGTCAAAGACCGTCTGAAATTGATGAAACAATTCTGTCCCAATGTGGGACACTATTCGCTTTAAGAATTAGTAACAGTAATGATAGAGCAAGAGTAAAATCAGCGATGTCTGATAGTTTATCAGTTATTATTGATAGTCTACCAATTTTAAGGACAGGTGAAGCAATAATTGTCGGAGAAGCAGCAAAACTCCCTCTAAGGTGTAGATTTAAATTACCCCCAAAAAACGGTTACCCCGATAGTAAAGACCCATTGGTTTCACAGATGTGGAAGAGAAAATTTGATAATGAAGATTATAAACCATTAATTAAGGCATGGCGAAAAAACAAACCACTTAATAAATAAGGGTATCTATGGAACGAACTTATGTTGACTCCTCAAACTTAGAATCTGTGGGCTACGATTCCACGTCTAACGTTCTAGAGGTGGAATTTAAAAATGGCTCTTTATATCAATACCTCGATGTTCCTGAGCATATATTCCCAGAATTAATCACAGCAAGTTCTGTAGGGATTTATTTCAACGAGAATATTAGAAATAACTACGAATGCCAACGGATATAATTTAATTTGGGCGATTAATCTCGCCCTTTAATTTTCTATACGGGAATTTTTCGGAGACTATGCAAGAGTACCTGCTATCACATTTTAAATGCTTAACTCGCAATGTAAACAGCAAGAGCTTTGTGGTGCCATAGTGATAGGTCGCCCCCTTGATGAGAGGCTGTTCAAAGCTTAGATTATTCAATAAGTTATTTCGTGCATTAGTAACCAATCGCCATAAGCTATTTATGATGAATCACTATCATAATTTTATATCAACAAGACCAGCCCAGGCTTTACCTGCTATCAACTGCTATCGCCAGCCCTCCCAGTTATAGCCCCTCTTCATTACTCTTCCTTATTACAGCTTCCAATAACTTGCAGCTATCTCATTCTTGCCGTAATTTCCCCCATGTAAACTCGCTGTCGATGACAGCCGCCAATGTTTCCAGTATCGGGATTGATACCAATGACCTGAGAGAAACGCCTTCGGGTGGTCATAAAGCCAAAGTCATATGGAATGGAGTGTGGTCTGAGACTGACGCTTTCGAGCGACCACAACATGCTGTCTAAGCTTTAGAAAAACGTTATACCGTCATACATCCGTCAACCCTTGAGAATGGGTGTCACCCATGTGGGTGATTAGGGCTTACTTCTACTAACGAAATGGCTAATAAAGAGCATTTCCTGACCAAGCGGTATTGCCTGTCTAGGATACTGTCATGGGTTATCAACCAAGCAAATAACTCGCCTCAGTAGAGCAACGGCCTTCGAAACTGCGGCCCTACCAGTGATGGCGCTGTTATTTGCACACTTAACGCAAGATTGCATCACTACATCTAAAAACTCCTTATACCTCAATTTCTGGTGCGTATTAAACGCCGCTGGCTGCGCTCTGCTATGCCGCAAGGCATCTGCAAGCGCTGGCTTTGCTGCGTGTGGCTCGTGGCGTCACTTTTACGTGTGAAAGTGACGCCACAGCACAACCCCGCCTCAGCCGTTGAGATAAGCGACTTCACCAACGCGTCATGCATCTGACACCGCTTCAACACGTCAGATCGACCACTTTTACCGGAGTTTGAACCGATACCGAGGCAGGCCCACAGCCTGAGGGGATGACCTGCAATCGCAGGAGGCTGCACCGAGTGCATCACCTATACCCCGCAATACCTCAACGGCTGCCCGCTCTGGCGCACAGGTATCGTTCAAGGCAGATAACCTGCCATTCCCCATGCGCCAGAGAAATGCAGCTCGTTGACATTGTTTGGGAGAAGTTCGCTATGAGTAAGTTAAGCCGTGAGATGAAAATACTGGCTAAGCAAGCTGGGGGGAGCCATAAAACCGTTCATGACCGTATTCGAATTATGGACAGATTTAGCCGACATTTACTGGCCCTTAATATTCAGGTGCGTGATGTTAAACACCTAAAAGCAAAGCATGTTGAAAGTTATATTGCTGACCGTGTTTCACAGGGGATCGCCAGTCGTTCTCTTCATAACGAAATGGCAGCATTGCGTACCGTTTTCCGATCCGCTGGCCGGGATAAAATCGTATTATCAGAACGCTTGACCAACAAAGCGTTGGGATTAGGGGGAGCCAGCCGCGCCGGCAGCAAATTCGCCATCCCTGAGAAGGTCTATCAAACCGCCCTGCGCACCGCCCAACAGCAGGACAAAGGATTCGCCTGCGCCCTGCAACTGGCCCGCTTGCTGGGGTTGCGTTCACAAGAGGCGGTGCAATGTGCCAACTCACTGAAAACATGGCAAAAGGAGCTTGAGCAGAACCACACTACATTAACCGTGGTGTTTGGCACCAAGGGAGGCCGCTCACGCGAAACCCGTATTTTGGATCGTGAAGCGGTGAAACTGGCCGTCAAAGAAGCACAACAGGTTGCAGAAACACGCGGCGGCAAACTCATTGATAAACCTGACCTGAAAACCGCCATGAATTTCTGGCGCTCCCATACCACCCGCCTGGGGCTAACCGGACACTACTCCCCCCACAGTCTGCGCTATGCCTGGGCGCAAGAGGCCATCAGTTATTACCTCGCCGCTGGGTTTACCCGCATTGAAGCCAGAGCATTAACCTCAATGGATCTGGGTCATGGTGATGGCCGTGGCCGCTATGTTGAACGCGTTTATACCCGCAAGGAGGCGTAACTATGTCTGATATTAATTTGATCCGCTTACCTGAAGTGATTGAGAAAATACGACTGAAGAAATCATCAATTTATCATTTGATTAGCCTCAACCAATTCCCCCGCCCAATAAAGTTAGGGCCACGTTCAGTTGCCTGGGTTGAAAGTGAAGTCGACGAATGGGTCATTATCAGACTCAACCAACGCGAGGAGGGTCGCGACTAATGATTTTTTATTTTTTTCTGGCGGGCGCTTTGCAGTATAATCTCGGTGCTGCGGCAAAATCCGTAGCCGGAATTGGCGTTCCGAACCCTTTGACGGTATCCAAATACATACACAGAATGTACTTGGATAATGTTCGTGCACACCTGTTGTCTATGGTAGTCCGGGCAAGGCTTTCGAAAGGAAGGCCGGGATCCGTTAGGGCCGGTACGCCAACCTTGTTCGGGCTACCACCCAATGGGCTTGGCGTCTCTGGGGGTAGCTTAATAAATACCCTAACGGAGGCGGCCCAATGGCTACTACCCTTCACTGTCTGTACCCGCAATACGTTCGTACCCATCCGGGGGTGCGCTATGCTTGACTCTCCCCCACTCACGCTTGAAGAAATTGTCGACCACTGTCGTGCACTGGTACGGGCAATGCTCGAAATTACCGACCTGACAACCAAAGAACTGCTGCTGTTTATTCTGGCTGAACGGCTGGATTTGCTACAACTGATGCTGGATGAAGCACCGCATGCAGAGGAGGCTAACCATGAGTAGGTTTGTTTCCAACATCGTGCGTGCATCACAACACCACTGGGGCAGCATACTGTCGTCGTTAGCCATCCCGATACCCGGCATCAACAAACATGGCCCTTGCCCGGTCTGCGGAGGTAAAGACCGTTTCCGTTTTGATGATAAAAAAGGACGAGGGACGTGGTTCTGCAACTATTGCGGCCATGGCGATGGTCTGGATCTGGTCACTCTGGTACGACAATGTGATTTGATTCAGGCCGCCAGAGAAATCTCCCGTTTAACAGACTTAACCCCAACACCGCCCGCCAAAGAAAGAACTGAACCGCTCCCACACACCGACATCATACAAAGAGTCACCGCCCTGCTGGCAACCTGTACACAGGGAACCAGTGATTACCTGTTGCATAAGAAACTGGCTTATCAGGGATTTTTAATGCCCGCCAACAGCGCTAAAAATATTGGCGGGGTGCATTTTAATGCGGGTAGCATGGTGCTGCCATTGGTAGATTTGAGCGACAAAACTACCGGTGCGCTGTTAATCAACCCTAGGGGAGAAAAACGCTTACTGCCCGGCTCGCGGATTAAATCATCATTTATCCCCATCACCCATCATGCCCTGTCACAAACAATCATCATTACTGAAGGTTTTGCCACCAGTCTGGTCATATCACGATTTGTTGCCGCCACGGTGGTGGCCGCTATCTCGGCCATTAATCTGACCCATGTTGCCGTGGCATTGCGTGGACGTTATCCCGATGCGCAGATTATTCTCGCGGCGGATAACGACGTAACAGACTCTGACCACAATCCCGGCAAGCAACTGGCGGAACTCGCCGCACTCGCAGTCAATGGGCTGGTGACCCTGCCCCCCACCGGCGATAAGGCTGACTGGGATGATTATCGCCAACAGGTCGGAACGGACACCGCCCGTATCGAGTTTTTCCGCCAACTCTACAATCCCAAGGAATGGATATGAAAATGCCGCTCACTTTGATTGACAATGAACCGGTGCAATTTGCTACCAACCTGCCATTGCGCAAAGGTTCCGACGGTTATAACACCCCGCAGGATTACAATATCAAGGGCCATTTGCCGAGCAATACGCTGGCCAGTATTTATGGCCCCAGCGGCTCATATAAATCCTTTCTGGCTGTCTTATGGGCCTGCCATATCGCCACCGGTAAGCCGTGGGCCTCGCGGCGTGTGACGCAAGGCTCGGTGGTCTATATCGTTGGCGAAGGCGGCATTGGCGTACCACGCCGTATCCGTGCATGGGAAATGGAGTTTAACGGTGGTACACCGATTGAATCGCTATACCGCATTGACTGCCCGGTCTTTCCCGCCAGCCCGGAGAGCGTCGAACAGGTGATTAAAGCCGCTCAGGACGTCACCGCACAAACCGGCTCACCGGTGCGCCTGATTGTGCTGGATACGCTGGCTCGCTGCTTTGGTGGCTCCGACGAGAACGCCGCCAAAGATATGGGTGCGTTTATTCAGGGCTGCGATTTTATCAAGGCAGAAACCGGCGCGACGGTGCTGGTAATCCATCATTCGGGCAAAGATTTGGATAAAGGCGCGCGCGGCTCCAGCGCCTTTCGTGCGGCGTTAGATGTCGAATTCAATGTGCGTCGTGAGGGCGAAGGCGGCGCACTGGTGCTGAGTTGCACCAAAATGAAAGATTCAGAAGAACCCAGCACACGGGCCTATGACCTCTCGCCGCTCAATCTGTATATCGATAACGATGGCGAAGAAGTTAACTCATTGGTGTTGTGCGATCGAGGGCGTGAAGTCAGCGATGAAGACTCACCCTACGAGGCCGAACTAGCGGGTATTCAGCGCCTGACGGCCAATCATATCGCGCTGTGGCAGTCTATCCGCTCCCGTACCACCAGTGGCGAGGCCTGTACAAAATCACTGGTGAGGGATGATATGCGC